TCAATAGTTGCCTGTGGTTCTATTTTAGTTGTTGATTTTAATGTCATTGTAGCATCACTACAACCCATACCAGAACTGTATGTGTATGCAGGTCCGATTTCACCTTGTACATTGTATTCTAAGAAATCAACACTATTTCTTTTAATAGCACCAGATGAAGGAACGAATACTAATTGAGTTGTTTTCTCTTTGAAGTATATAAACTCACATATACCATAATGGTCATATTCACCACCACCAGAATGATCTTGCCCACCTTGTTCAGATCTTTCTTGATATAATCTAAACTTTGTAGCTGGTGCCTTCGCTGCAGCTGGTAATGCTACAGTGTAAGTATACCATAAAGTATTACCTGCTGTGCCATCATGTGCTTCACCTTGACTACATGCAGGAACAACCATGCCTGTAAGAGGATCAGTTCTTGATGAAACTGGATTAATAATAGTATCAATAAGAACCCAACTAGCAGAACCTGCTAACTGATATTCTACTTTCAATCCCTCTTCTGGTACATCACCACCATTTACACCATTACCTCTACATGCTTTAATACCAAAATAATTTACAGCAGATGTGTCTTGTGATTTCAATACTACAAATCTATCTCTATTTGTAGAAATACCAGAACCACCAAATCTTAAGAAGCGTGTATATGGAGCAGCACTACCACCTAATGTTACACCAGTTACCGAAACATTAGAAAATGTATTGGTAATAAAACTCCCACCACCTGCACCATGTAATAAGTAAACATATGGTTGCTCTGTGTATCCTGTGTTAGTACCAGCAGCAGTGCTAAGACTAACACCTGTAACTATTCCACCTGCAACTGTAACTGATCCTTGAGCATGTCCAGTATTTGACTGATCATATCCATTAGCAGTAGTTTGACCATTATTAGATTTACCACCACCCAAGAATAACACCGTTGGTATTTGTGTAAGTGGTAAACTAAAATTACCAGTATTTCCAGTACCACTACCACCACTATTAATACTAACGTCCCATTGTGTTGCGTTTTGGGATCCTGATTCAATTACATCACCTGTAGTTGTACCAGTTGTACCTCCAGTATATCCAGTAATCGTTCCAAGTCCAATTTTTGCATATCCAACATCGCCAGGATTTGTAGATCCAGATGTATTACCACCAGGATTTGCACCATTACCACCACTACCTACTGTAACAACAGCTGTTGTTGGATTTCCTAGATTACTCCAATCTATATTACCAACCCATTTAGCACCTGATCCACCACCTCCACCAGCAGCAGTCCATTTGTTAGCATTATATTGAATAGTTAAATTAACAGATCCGTTAAGGTCTGTGTGTGATGATAAACTACCAGATGCAAAATAATTACTCTTATATTCAGAAATACCTTGTTGTCCTCCAACACCACCTTGGTGACCACCCCAACCACCAGGCGTTCCGCCAGGACCACCAGGTGCTCCACCACCACCATAACCAGAACCACCACCGACAGTTCCACCAGAAGAGACACCTCCTCCCCCAGCTCCACCGCCACCACCGACGCAACCATACTGTCCACCTACACCACCAGAACCTGATGATATAGTTCCAGATGAAGATGATTGAAGACCAGTATACAAACCTGCACCGCCAGGATATGCACCACCTGCTTGTCCTTGTGCATCATTTATTCCTCCTTCTCCACCATCAGCACCACCGCCGCCACCGCCACCAGCACCAGCAACGATTTGAGTTCCTCTTCTTAAGATTGTAGCAGCACCGCCACCGCCGCCATGTCTACCACTCGCTCCTAATCCACCATATCCACCATTAGAAAATAGAGAGTTAGTTCCTTCATTTCTATTGTTTGCACCAGTTCCAATAACAACATTCCAACCAGGACTGGGAGCACTAAGAAAATTATCAAGTTCACTTGCTTGAAGTTCAAGATCTACCTGAGCACCATACCCACCTCTGTTATTTTCAAATCCAGCACCTGAGTTTTTACTTACTCCATCACCACCTTTACCACCTCTGAGTCTAAAAGTTACTTGTGTGAATCCACCACCAGTCGGTAATCCAGTAAATGTACCATCAGATGTTAATGTGGTATTATATGTACCACTCAATCCTCCCAACAATATTCTATCACCAGCTGATCCACCACCAGTTCCAGTAATAGGTTCATTAGAAGGACCAGCAGCACCACCTCCACCTGGATTAGATGGATTAGTGGTTTCTGGATATTCATCATTTGCTCCCTGTTGACCAGCATTTCCATTTTGTCCGCCAGGTGCATTTACAGTACCAGTGTCTGACGCTGTACCTCCAAGACCACCAGTTCCTCCTGTTGCACCACTTGATGCATTACCTTTTTTACCACCACCAGCAACTAATACTAATTCGGTTCCAATCGTCAATGAGGAATTACCACCATCATTACCTGCTGTAGTACCCGCTGCACCTGATCCTCCTCCACCAACAATAGTATAGATTAATTTATCAGGTGTACCACTGACACTAGAAAAATTAATATTATATGTTCCAGCTGACGTATATTCCCATTCATTACTAAAATCATAGACTGGTGTACCACCAGTAGTTACTTGTCTTCCACCAATTTCAGATGAACTTATAAGTTTTAGTAGAGTTGGGTTAGGAACTGTTGTTTGAAACTCAAATGATCCAGCATTAGCAGCACCAGAAGCAAGATAATATTGATCATCATATGGTATTTCTGTATCATATTTTGGTTGTGCTTCAAATGAACTACCAGTTGATCTATTTGCATCAGGTACATCTTTTACAGCACCAACACCTCCATCACCACCTTTATAATCCATAAAATCATAGGTAGCAATAGTATTATTGGTAATTGGTTGTCTCAATAACCCATGACCATGTTCTAATACAACACCTGTAGATGGATACCATCTAGAAATTCTACCATTAGCAGATTGATATCCTTGAAGATATCTATCACCACTACCCTGAGCTGGCCATGTATTGACACCAGGAATACTATGAAATACTGTATGACTATGTTGGAAAATAGAAGGTAACTTTGTATCTTCCTGAGTTACAGTCACTTTTTGAGAACCAACAATAGTGCAACCAACTGTCTCAACAACATTATCGTATCCTGTTGTTGTGATTTTACCTAACGAAAAATAATTATCTTGAGTGCTTTTGTCTATATACCATCCACCGCCAGTAGCACCAACTGCCATTGATATATTACCAACAGTAGGTGAGTTTTGACCAAATACAGGACCATTACCAACTATTTTTTTAGTTACAGTATTTGGAACTTTAAATGTTCCCAAATATTGTTCACCATAATAGTTCATAACATTAGCAGTCGTAATGTTCTGGATAACACCACCTGAACCTAATCTAACAGTAAATGTTGCATTAGATCCACCAGAAACTGTGACAGTTGGTTCTGTTGTATATCCTGCACCTGGATTTAAAACATCTATTGTTAGAATAGCACCATTACTAGGATCAACTGTTTTAACAATAGCAGTTGCCTGTGTCCCACCAGCTGGTGGTGCTGTCAATGATACAGTAGAAGAGGTTGAGTATCCAGTTCCACCATTGACTACATCAATACCACTACTTGCTCTTCCTCCATAATGAACACCAAGAATTTGATATAATGCAGGATAATCTTTAATTGCATATTCACTACCATCACAATATAAGTATCCATCATGAGTATATGCAGGATCATCACCACCAGAATATGCATTACCAGCAAAATCTTCTAACCTATGTAAATTAGTTCCTTTATTAACAAACTCATGATCATATGAATTAGTACCAGATTTTAGGTTTGGTACTATAGAACCGATAGGTGTGGTATCCTGATAACAATCAGTGTAAAATCCTCTTCTGGTATTTCTATAACTTTGTACCATGATTATATCTTAATTAAATACTCCATTACAATAAATGGTTGAACTGCTGAGTCAATTGATATAGATGAATCTACACCAATATCAAATGTAGTTGACAAGTTTTCTGGATCAATTGATATAGCATCAGTCTTCACTTTATATGTATGTTCACCCCTGTCCAATCTAATTCTATGACTATGTGCAGTGGGCAAAGTGCCTGCCTGTATTGCTAAATCATTAGTATCAGTTGCTTCATTTTCTACATCAGGAACAGCAACAGAACTAACAGCACTTTCATTTGATTGTAAAGGAACAACGTCAGATAACGCAGCACCATTTTCATCCAATGGCATGCCAACAGCACCTGTAACATATGTTGCTGGTACAGTCAATAAACTTTGACTTGTAATCAATGTATCTCCACTATCAGTACATCCTAATATCAAATACTGTCTACTTCTATATTTAATGAGATTAGATTCATCAGGTGATCCAGCTATGGTAGTCCTATCCACTTGAAACTGACTATTGTTTAGACATCCATATTCAAATCCACTTCCAGATCCAACACGATAAGGTCCTGTTGTAGGTTCTGCAATACATCCACCCCAATAAATTGTTTGACCTCCAAATCCACTACCGAAAAGTGGTTTTCCAGAATCACTAGTACCTGCGTTTGGGTTCCATGCATCTAATAATTTACATGGTTGTTGTCCACTACCAGGAGGATTATTAGCGTTTTGTTGTGATCTTGTTGAATTTAACCAATCTTGAATAGGAATTGTAGAAGCATTTTTAAATGCAGTCTGTCCTCTTGGTTTTGGATGATCATTATCCGTTTCTAATACAGATGGTTGAGCTCTTAATCTAGACCTTGATGTGGTAGAAAAGTGCATATGTGGATGTATTTGATTCTCCTCTGGTGCTTCTATTTCAGTGTAATGACTTGCACCTGCATATGTCCAACCTGGTTTTCCTCTAATTTCAATTTCCTGTGATGGTACGTTAATACTACCTGCATATGTAATATTAACATTAGTATCACCAATAGCTGCTTCTGCATCTATGCCAACACCAGATCTACTTTTTTCTGTGTTAGTCGTAGTATCAACTTTTCTTACGTTATTATATACACCTGCGTTAGCACCAGATGTGGGTTCAGGATATTTAGAACCTAAATCTGGAACCATAAATTGATTATCATTAATACTCTCAAAATCAGTACCATCAAGATTCTTTTTCATAAATGCAGTGTTAGTGCCAGTTCCTAAAATTTGAGCGAGTCTCGGATAATCCGATGCAAAATATTTTGATCCATCACATTTTAAATAACCAGCTGGCAAAACTGCTTCATTGCCAGCGTCATCTGGTGTTCCCTCATATGGCACTGGCCATGCAATAATTTGACCAGTTAAATGACCATATTTTGATCTTTCTTTATTGTAAAATACTGCCATTAGTATGCTTTGATAATGAATGTCATTGTTAACGAAGGTTGAGTAGTATCTACTGCTATATTTAATGCATTTTCAATACTCTGTGCTGACAAAGCTGATCCATCAGCATTTGGTGCTGTATGTGATGGAGGTCCTACCATAGTTCCCAATGTCTGCCCTATTTCAAAACTACCATGATTATGAGATTGAAATGATTGTTCTAATGGATCTTTTGCTGTTGACTGTGTATTTAAAGTAGTAGGGTAAGTACCATCTCTAAATTTTAATCCAGTTACTGCTGTTCCCCAACCAGGTACCTCTTCAATATCACCAACACCAACATTTTGATTCAATATAACTTCATAGTTACCACCAGTAGCAGAATTATTTGCATCTGGTTTCCATTCTATTGTCTGAACATATGTTCCTTCAGGAATCCATCTATACTTATCATTAGGGTCTGATGCAGTAACATACATCAATGGACGAATTGCATCCCATTGATACCATTGATCAGGAGCAGTACCATATTGCACTGCTATATCAGTGTTATCTGGCAATGTAATTTTATTAGAAGATTCAGTTATTGTGCAATTAGGAACAATAACAGCAGCTCTCAATTCTGGAGAATCTACCAATCCATCTGCTCTAACAGGTTTACTGCCAGCACCATCAGGTGTATAACCATAAAAATTTGCTCTGTTTCTATCTTCCATAGGTCTTGGAAACATACCCGTCTGTGCAGGTTGAGCATGAGTAGCTACTGGATCTACATCAAGAATTTGAGAAGTCTGTCCTTGTGGTGGTATGGTCTGTTTATATGATGTAGTTTTAGGTCCTGCACCTCTATTTGCTCCTCTCCAATTAGTATTACCAGCTGGCACATTATCCCAATAATTTGAACCTACATTGACAGTATCAGTTGTAAACTCAAAATGAGAAGTGGTTCTTGGTAATGTATATTCATAAGTTGCATCACCATACATTGATAATCCAACAGATCCATTCTGCCAACTATGTGGTTCAGCATCTTTAAATGAACAGTTAAAAGGACCTTCACTACCAGAACAGTTATTAGTAAAGGATTGCGAACCTGTCATCTCAACACCACCATCAGTTTGGAATACCATAGGTCCTTTCTGGTTTGCTTGCACTGATTGAAGTTGATCAGTATGACTGTGTGAAGGTGTATGATTAATACCTAATTTACGATTTAATGTAAATACTGACTCTAGAAAATCAGGAGCAGTTAATACAAAATTAGTATATTTAAAATATAAATTACCACTAAGATTTAAAGTAAAATCAATATCAGCGTTAGCAGACCATGATGTTTTAATATCATATGTTTCACCTAATCCAACAACTAACTCACCTAACTTAGTTCCATTACTGTCAATAATAGTATTACTAGGATCAACTTGTCCTTGTTGATATTCAACTTGATTTAGATTATTTGGTTCTAAATCAAGAGGTAATCTATTTGATAAATTTGGTAATCTAAACGTGGCATTGTTAGATCCATCAATGGGATCAACATATGGAAACGTGTAATGACCGCCAGATGGTTTGGTCATATCACCACCATAAGTATCACCTAAGATAGATGCTAATAGTGGATAATCACTAGCATCTTTTGTGCTACCATCACAAACTAAGTAACCTTTGGGTATATTAGAGGGAAGGAATCCGTTTCCTCCATCACCAGACCAAGGTAGAATAGTTCCTATCTTAGCTGTCTTCATACTTTTGATAGAATCGTAATATGCTGCCATTTATAACTCCATTAACCACCAACCTCTTAATGAAGGTGGAATTGTTTGTGCGTTTGCAGAACCTTCAATATCAACATTACCAGCAAAGACTAAACCAAATGATGCATTACGTGTCTGAATAATTAATTCTCCAGAGTCCCATGCGGTTGAATTTGTAACATTGGATCCTGCACCAATCTTAGTTCCAACTGTGTCACCTTGAATTGCAGTTGCAACATTAGCAATTTTAAGTGCTCTAATAATTAAACTTGTATTATATGTTAGGTTACCACTTAGTTCAACAAATCTGATCATGTCACCTGTTTGTGCGTTATCAGGTAAATATAGAACCATGTTTGCACCAGAGGATGAATTGATTAGATAGTTGTTGTTAACCTGTAGTGGGTTAGCAACCTGTTGTCCAATACCTGTGGTAGGATCATATGCAACATATGTATGTCTTCTACCACCATTTCCTGTCCAATATTTCTCAATACCAAATGAATCAATAGCATTATTTTGATAAATCCTAAAGTCTTTTGGATTTGTTGCTCCAGAAGCACCAAGGTTATCAATGTGGAAGACACTTTCAGAAGCAATTTCTGTGGCAGAAATTTTTCCTTTTTGATAGAATCTTTGACCTATTTCAGTATCACCAGTTAGTGATGTAACCTTGAATGTTATTTCATTGCTACAATCACCATATGCTTGACAATCCTTAGCTCTAATCTCAAGGTTACCATGTAAAGTACCAGGACCATAAAGTTGCATACCAGCTGTGTTCTGGACTGGATCTTTAGTGGATCCATCACCAAGGTGTCCATCGTCGTTAGCAACCATGAATACTGGTGTAATACCATCAGAACCAAATACTCTGATGTTACCACTCGTCAATTCAAAGTCACCATTGCTTCTGATAGCTCCACCACCAAAGAGATCAATTAATGGTGAACCAACAGTGTTTGGATTTCTGTACTGTTTGGGTAATTTGACTGCAAATTCTGCATCAAGACCAGCTGTAGCACTCCAACCTGCTCCACCATGAACACTATCAGGTAAGAAGAATTCTTCTCCAATTCTTACATATTGTACATAATCTAATTTTGGTTGAATTAGATCTGCATTTGTTAATTGAATCTCAAGTCTACGATCATATGTGTTAGGTGTTCTTGCTTGAATTGATGCTGCTCTTGCTGCACGTGTTGCAGGTATGTCTTGCATCAATGTAGTTGTTGAATCATATTTTCTGATCTTAACAACCTCAGCACCCACGTTCCATGATTGTGCAACTGTACCCTCTATTTTATTAGAAGCAGATCCACGACCACCGTTAGGATAGTTAGTATTAGTAGCAAAATTCAATATCTGATCAGTACCAGATAGAGTTGAAGCAGATGTAATCTGTGCTATTTCAATTGCGGTTGTTCCACTAACAATAGCAATGAAATCTCCAGTAACAAACTTATCATAGTTTGACGCAACCTTTATACTACTGTCAGCACTTCCTACGTTAGAAGCGACTGTTGTTGCAGGTCCGTCAGACATAATAGACTCAGGATCATGTCTGTAAACATAAACAGGATCTTGATTCTTAGCATATGCAGCTGGTGAAGTTCCAAATGCTTCAGATACCATGAAGACTGTACCATGTGAGTTACCAATCTGTGTATCACCTGTGCAAGTATCAACCTCAAAGGTTGTAATACCACTACCATTTGTTATAGTTAACTTCTTGTTAGTAGTTACATTCTGATATGGTGCAGTGCATGTACCATTTAATGTAAGACCACCAGTGTATGACTGATCACCATTAACAGTTATTGCACCAGTAACAGAATCAACTTCAAATAATGTATTCTCTGAGTTAGTATCACAACCATTCTTAACTGATAACTTCTTAGCAACCTGTGTAAGTGTCTCTTTAAGTTCAAATATCTCACCATCATCACCAGTTGTAGTACGTGTGATAATTACATAGTCACCTGGTGCATTTACACTAACATATTCAGGATCTCCACCAGTAGTACGATTTGTACGTCCTACCAAACTACCACCAAATTGTGATAGATAAACATTATCTTCTGTTCCAAAACCATCAATATTCTGAGTAATCCAAGTAGCACCAAACTGTATAGTACACTTATAAATGGCAGTTGTATCAGGATGAGTTGTACTTATTGCAGATAGAGTTCCAAATGGTTGTCTCTGAACCTCAATGTAGTATGGTGTGCTATTGATTTGTGGAAGACGTGTAATCTTAACAAATTCAGCGTGATTACCAGATTGTTCAACAGTATCAATAAGTAGAATATCATTCTCATTGTAATATTGAGCACCACTAGCATCATAAGGAGACTTCTTAATAGGTAAGTAATATTTGTCACCTGTTAAGACTGGGAATGTTGCAACACTCTGACCAGCTGGTGTTTGTTGGAATGCAGTTCCACCCCAATTACCAGAACCTGATGTATCAATCTGGTTGTACTCACCAGTTGGTGTAGTAGATGCAAACGCAGCAACAGAAATTAAATCAACATTATTATTGTATTGATTATTGCCAAGAACACCACTTGTATGAGTTTGTATATCAGAACCAGCCTGAGCTCTAAATCCTACAAATGAGTAAGAAGCAAAACCACCACATAATGTTACATCGGCATCAAATCTGGTTGTAGCATTAACTCTTAGGTTGTTTCTAATTGTTGTAGTACCACCTTGACCTGCAATTGTTAGAGTAGCAGCGTTAGTAGCAAAATCTACAATGCTTGTTGCACTGTTACCAGATAAGAACTCAACAGTTCCAGATGGAGACTCAAACTTAGTAACATCAGATAGTCCTCGTCTTGTACCAATGATTGTATCGCCAGAAATCTTAAGTGCTTTAGTATCAATCTGTACGAATGAGTCAGACTCAGTGCTTGCAAATGCACCACCAAGAGTTAACTTAGATTTATTAGCATTAGATCCATCAATGCTGTCACCGATAGTAATTTCACTATCGTTACTTGTATTACCAATCTTGATGTTTTGCGATCCAGTTGTTACATTACCGATCTCAATATTTCTTGCAGATCCACCAATCAATAGACCTTGAGTTGGTCTAGTTCCAGTTGTTAGACCGACAAATGTATTGTTATTGAATAGTGTTGCTGTACCAT